CCCCCAAGTTTACGCTCGGAGAATTAAACACCTGTGCGGCCTTGCCAAGACCCCCAAAGACAGAAGCCCCGGCGTTTATCCATCCCGCTGTTTGCGCCTGCTTGCCCTGCATGAGATCAAGCTGCGCCTGCTCGTATCCTGATTGCGTGGCCTGGTCGGCGGCAATACCCGCGTTTTGGATGTCCATTTCATACTGCGTGGCGGTGTGGCTCATCACGTCAAGAGGGGTCCCGGAATCAACGTCCACACCCGAAGCTCCGAACGCGGCAACCTGCCTGCCGATCATTGTTCTTCGCTGCGTGCTGAGGTCGAACGCCTTGGACTTTGCGGCCTGGGATGCTTCGGCTGCCTGTTGCTGGGCAATGGATGCATTGTACGCGGCGGCCTGCTCTGCGGCGTTTCCGGCCTGTATCTGGCCGTAGGCTGAAACGGCGGTGCCAACCGCCATCAGGACCATCGGTATTACGGCTGCTACACTACTCATTTCACACCCTCACTCGGCTTGCAAGAAAAAAGTCTTCGTTGTCGGGACCGTACGCCCGTTGAATGGCCTCGATTTCAAAGCCGAGCAAATCGATCCACCTCTCGGCAGTGGCGTTTCCCACCCTCACGCTACAAGCAATCCGCTTTATCCGTTCATCGGACTCGATCTGCTTAATCCCCCGGCTTATCATCTTGTGTACGGCCAGAGGGTGTTTTCTTCCTTCCGGTAAAACCCACAGCCACAACTCTGCACTGCTGGGCCAAAGCGGGCAGGTCCATCCGGCACAGCCCAGGAGTTGCCCATCGCAAAAACCCGAAAACGCGGTCCCGGTATTTTCCAGTGCCTCGAAATATCCGGGTATCGCATAGAGCACCCCTAGCATTCCCGGCTCGGTTTCGGGATCGGTGAGGGCCTTGGCGTGGACCGAGCGAAACGGGACGATGGAGAAGGTCACTTCTTATGACCCCACAGAGCATGCTCGTTATACGCATCGATACTGTCACAAACAATATCGCAAAGAGAGCACTTGTAAGTGGGCGCGGTGAAAAATTTCTGCCCGGGCGCATCTTTGGCGTAGGTCAGCCTCTGTATCTCCAGTTGGCAGAGCGCAAGCTGCTGCTTCAGGATGGCGTTTTCCTCAAGGAGCTGTTCGTTTAGGGCGGTCTCGGTCATGGCTTATGCCTCGTTAACGGTTAAAACAGGATATAACCCCACCACACAAAGCGGCGCGGGCTGATCCTGTACGATACAAACAGTAGCCTTTTTCTCCGAGTTGGCCGGCCAACCACCGGGATCGACATCCCCGGTATAAAGCGGCGGCGGGCTATCGGCCTGAGTCGAATCGGCAAACCAGTTACTAAGGGGCATCAGGTTGTTTTCGTCAAGTCCGATCTGAACGCCTCCGGTAAAGCTGTTTAATACCCTCATCCCCACCCGTTGGAATTCTCGCACTCGCGCCTGACTCGTTCCGTTTTGCGCGCCTCCTTCGAGGTCCATTGTCTTGAGCGTACAGGTATAAGGTAGCCCTACCACTACATGAAGCGCAGGCGGGTCGATGGTTATTTGTCCCCCTGCAACCGTCTGCTGTGCCTGCGGCGCACCGTCCCCCTGAACCCCGACTATCTGGCCGTCGAAAAAATCAAGGCCCGTTATAACGCTTTGAGGCGTTTCAAGCGTCTGAACAATCGCGCAGTCAAGACATGTATAAAGACTTTGCGCGGGAGGTCCCGTGTATCCCAGTGGGAGCCGCTGTGGATATTCGAAGTCGGCCAAAAGCTCGATAGTATAGACGCGGCTTCCGTTGATGGTCCTTGCCACCGTTGCCCATAGTTCCGTTCTTCCCGAGGTGGGACCGGACACGGAAGGAATGCAGGCCACCGATAATATCTGCCCGGCAGTCACAAACCGGTTCCATCCGATGACTTCTTCCTCCGGGTAATAGGTGAGCCCGGCCAGGACCCCATCGGAACGCACGCACCACATCACCTGATACGGTTCCTTTTGATACGCCATATCGATCACGCCCGGCCCCGTTATATGGTCGGCGTACCTGGAAACATCTTCGGCCTGGTAACTGTTGGTCATGAACACGAACGCCATCAGGCGCAAACGCATTCCGCCTTGCTGCACGAAGAAAAGCCCGGTCCCCACTTTAAGAGGCATGGTTCCCGGCTGCGATCCGTGAGTCGAAGGCACATTCACGTTTAGCGGGTTACTGCCCGATATGGCAGTGCCAGCCGCCGCAAGCTGGGCCTCTTCTCCCATGGTGCCGCCCAGAAAATCGGTGGAGCTCATCATCCATTGAATCGGATTGGTAAAATCGGTAATCGGAAACACTACCGCCGCATCGTCGGTATTCCCCGGAGACATATTCTCCAGATCCCCCACCCACGTTCCCCATATGGTTGTGGGCTGGTACGGAGTGTTGGCGGCATAAAGGCGCCCGCCCCTGAAACACCCGCACCCCGGGAACCCGCGCACATAGCTCCATGCGGCCTCCAGCCAGAAAGGCGTCCAGGTAGTCGGCAAAAGTATGATTGAGAGCACATCCACCACGGCCACGTTCGGAGACGTCACCGCCGTGATCTGGAAGCTCCCCCAGTTTTCTATCTGGCACACGATACAGTTAGCTGTCCCGGCCGTACGAACATCGCACCTTATACGGTACCACACCCCCAGCCGGTTTTCGTAGAAATCCTGCTTCGTGCTGGTCGTAAATTCTGCGGCCATAAACCAGTTGACCGTATCGTATGAAAGCTCTAAAAAAAGAGTTCCCACCCAATCTTCAGTTACGCTTATATCGACTATGAATTCGCCCAAAAGTTCAAGCTGCGCCCCGTAAATGGCAGACGCAAAGGTCTCGATGACCGCGCCCCCACTGTGCTGAATCCTCCAGACCGATCCGACATGGCCTGCCTGGAAAACAGAAGCGGCGCCGGTCGGCTGATAGAACGCCGTGGCCAGAAATTCCTTGCCCATCGAATCGGTAATAGAGGTAAAGCCGGAGCCTGAGACCCCGGACCCAAAACCCGCAGCGGTCGTAACGCAGGCAAAGGATATAGCGGTATCGGCCGTACCAGCTGAAAAGCATATCCAGTACCAAGTATTTGCAGCAAGGAGGGGATTATTAAAAACCCAGTTAAGCTCCCCGATGGTCGTTAGGCTTTCCGTGTTCGTGGCGGCCCCGCCTGTCACCGGTGCGCCCGGGGACCCGGAAACATCCGTATAAAGCGATGCGCTTCCCACATTGCCGCCATGGGTAGAGGCCCCGGTGAGCTGCATTTGATAAGACAAAAGCTCCCCGGTGTTCGCCCCCGTTTTAAACCGGAAAGCGGCGTAAGGATAAGTAGGCGTGAGCGCGGCCTGGTTCGCTGCAGCGGTAAAAATAGACGAATCAAACGAGCCGATAACCCCCCGGTTTTGCGCCGTAACGGTAACGCCCGTACCGTATCCCGCCGAGCATTGGAGTTGCACCCCGCCCAGGAGCGAGGCGTTAAGATAAGGCCCGTCGTTCCAAAGAACAACGGTCAGGGTCCAGCTTGCATCCCCGTAGCGCGAGAGCTTCATCGGCGGGTAATTATTGTGCCAGATATAGACCACATCATTAAGTTGCGAGAATTGCAGATCCATCACATCGGCGGCGGCGTAAGGCGTGACCAGTTCGTAAGGAACGCCCCCGCTTTGGATCTGCGCCTGATTTTTATAAAAGCGCAGATAGAGGCCTCCGAATTCCAGAACGTAGGCGGCGGTATCAGACGAGACGAACGGGCGCACACAACAGACATTGGCCACCGGCGCGGTGGCTACATAGAGAAGACCCGGCCTGCTCTGTGCAGGTCCCTGCGGAAGAGGGATGAAGTTTTCCAGGATCTGACAGCCGGACTTATATTTTTTAAATTCGGCTTGGCCGGCCATCTTGGGGGACAGTTCCCCCGCGTTGAAACTGGATTGGAGCAGGTAGACAGGTCCGCCCATCAGCGCCCCCACTCGTCATACTGTCCGCCGCGTCCCTCAAGCCAGGACCCGCCCTGCTGCCCGTGCTCCGCCGATTGCTCGGAGGCGTCCACCCGCTTTGCCGTTGGCATCCGGCGCGCGTACAGGCCCATCATGGCGTTGGCTTTGGAGAGGTCCTTTAGAATGCTCATAGCCAGAACCGAGGCGATCCGGATAGACAATAGATCGGCAAACAGGGAATCGAAAAACCCGGTCTCGGTGACCAGTCTGGTATAAACCAGATTGCAGGTAATCCCGTCCGGACCCGGCGCGTTGGTCATTATGAACTGGCCCTCGACCGCCCATCGGCTCATTCTCTCGTGATGGATCCAGCCGTTTACGACCCTGGCTGCCGCAAAATCGGCAGGGACGGGATACGCATAGAGCCAGCCGAAAGCCGGAGTTGGTCCTTGCTGCAATTGGGCGCGGCTACGTGCAAAATTCCAGTCCCATTCGCGCAGCATCGCGTCACGCTCGGAAGGATAGGCCGCATTGCATTTGACTGCGTTGGGGACCGTGGCATCGGAAATATCCGCAATCGGATTTTGCCCGAGAAGCACGAGCGCCTTGCTTGCTATTTGGGTATCTGAAAGGGTGTTCATCCCAGCGTCCCCCTGACTTGCGGTACAAGCCTGGTCTGCTGTGGCCCGTAACTCCTTGATCTCTGGATTCTTTCAAACAAGGCAGCATTTTCGCTTGCCATATCCGCACTTGCCGCTTGGTACTGAGGGTTTGACGCGACGGGCGTAGGCATTGACGGACTACTCATAATTCCTCCTCCATTTCCGGCTGAGTGGGCGCCGGGTACAAAGGGTACGGGTTAAACTCGAAGTCTGATTCGAGCAGAATTTCTTCTGGTATTCCCATTAGTGCGAAGTCCCTTGTCACTGCGTGGCCTAAAATGTAGTAGGGGAAGTGGGAACGAGCACCGTTCCAGTACCAGCATTACTTATGGGTGTAGTTACTGTGTGAAACACATCGTTGATATCAGCGATATTAGTTGACCCCGAATTAATCAGAACACCAGTTGCGACATTGAAGTGAGAGTTACCCATAATTACGCCATAGCTGCCGCTTGCATTTATGTCCACACCCCCGGTTTGCCCATCATAAAAAGAGTTGCCGGAAATTGTATATTTTGTGCCATTCGCGTATATGGAAGTTCCACCGCCTGTTGTTGTTCCGTTATTGAACTGATTTCCGATTACGGAGATATCGGCATTGGTCGAAGAAAGAATCAATGAGTTAGCATTGAATATATTACCGCTAATATTGGCCCTATAAACATAAGAACCGGAAGTCCCTGGCCCAAGTTTCACACCTGATCCTCCATTAAAATAATTGCCGACTATGTTAATCTGTCCCAGATTCGAATAGGAACCGAGTATATATACTGAAAAGCTTGATCCACCCGTAGAGAAATAGTTGCCTGTGATTTGCATATTATATGGATACTCGCCGTATATCGCCCCCCCACCGGCAAGGGATGGAATATTATCAAAATGACATCCATTAACTAAATGGTCGGAGTTCCCAACCGTACCAGAAAAGGTTATAGGCTGAACCACATTATCAAAATGACAGCCAATGGTTTGTGAGTATTGCGAGGAAGAATAGTCAATCCCCATATACATACCACTGGAAGGAGCGGGGAAATTTTGTAGATGTAAATTCCGGGATGTGGCGTGCATTGATCCTGCCGAATAGTGCACACCTATCTGATTGGCATTGGGATCATTGTAGGTCATTAGGAAATTTTGGCAAACCGGGTATTGTGCATTTATGCCGGTCACGCCTGACAATATCTCTATTGCCGCGGCTCCTGCTGTTGCTGATCCATTCAGCACTATATTCGTGGCATCCCCATCCCCTTCGAGGGTTGTGTATGTATATGGGATAGATACTGTTGATGAGGGGTACGCTTCAGAGGTCGATCCTATCGGCCATGTCCCACCATGAACATGCACGGTCAGAGCCGATCCGACATTGTAGGCCTGAGACGACACTGTTGTTGCCGCTTTCCGGTTGATAACAAGATGGGTCGAATCTGTATACGAGTCGATTACATACAGAGCATTAGCAATATTGATGTAAAAGCCTGGTTGGGCATTAGCTTGTGTCCAGATGCCTCCAGTGAGAGTCACCGTCGCAGAACCGCTGGTTGTGGCCACTGTGCCCGTAGAATAACTTTGAGCAAAAGTCAGTGCCCACGCGATAGTTCCTATTGTGGATGCGCCTGCATTGTCCAGGACTGCCCCATCATTGTACAGGTCGATCCGTGTCACAATTCCTGCACTCGTCAATGTTTCGATTGCCCGAGTAATGCCATTTACGGATACCGTTCGGTACGTAGTCCCTATAGTTACGGAATTGAAAACAGGATTCTCAGGTAGCGCCCCGCCGTCCTGCACCCCGGCCCATGCACAACAAGCAAACACCAAAACACAAAATATCGCCCCTAAGATTCTTTTCATATCGAATCTCCTATCCAAAGGCAGACCGTCCCGGATGTGAAATTCCCGGTCTCCACCCACGCCCGGTATGTCTGGCCGGTGTAGTCGCTAAACGTATAGACCCCCGGAGTTGTCCAGGTGTCTCCGGTGTCTTCCCATGTCGTGCCGCCGTCTTCCGAGCGTTGCAGGCTGACCGTAGCCACGAAGGTGCCCGAAATCCTCACCGTGCCGTGATTGTGGATCACCAGTGCGGTGGTACCGGTGTTTTGCGCCGTGACATTTATGGATGTTGCTCGGCCGGCCAAGGCCAGAACCGGCAGGGTAAGCAGAAAAATTATGGTTATAAGTGCGTGTTTCATATCGCCATTTCCTCCGGCTGTGCGGTTCTGTTCCATTCCTCTATAATGCCGTCGCAAATTTCTATTTCTATGTTCATCTCCAGATACTCCCCGAGCTTTACGGTTGCGATTTTTTTGGCCTGCAAGTGCTCGGCAAATATCTGCTCCTTCATGGCAAAGAGCCTGTTTCGCTTTCTGATGAGATCGTTTCCGTTCATCGTCGCGCCCTCAAGTATTCGTGGTAATTGCCCTTCCATCGGTACGTTCCCACATGCACGGTGTCGATGTTGGGATCGAGCCATATTTTACCGCCGATGTCGGTCCATTTTTTACAAAAGGAATAATCCTCGCCGTAGGGCAGGTTCGCTAGACTGCTGGCCGTTCGTTCAAAAAGTCGTAAGGCGTGCCCGGGGAACCAATAGGATTTGACCATCTTCTCGGTCGCCCCGCGCGTGATCCGCATGAACGCCAGGCCGATGGATTTAATTGATATCGTCCCGTCCAGTTCGTCCATAATAGGAGTCCCGTCCAGATTGTCGTTGTAGACCACGGGGTAGTCTTCGCAGTCCGGAATTTTTTTGGCCATGAGCCCACAGATGATGTCCTTGGGAGAGAGCAAAAGCCGCAAAAAATCCGCAGCCGGCCATCCACCATCGGCGTCAATCCAGAATAGATCGGTTGCGTTCGACTGCCTGAACTTCTCGAACAGGAACGAGCGGGCAACTTCGAGGTCCGAGACGTGCATTACATCTTCAGACATGAAGCCGATACCGTTTTGACGGCAAAGGTCTGCTGATTCCAGAACGGAATTTTTATACTCGCAGCATACTTTGCCGTCAAAAGAAGGAGTTGCTATAAAAACTGTTTTGTCCACGGCGCTACACCCCGAAGTTGGTCGTAGCACCGATACCGGAAAGTGTTCCCAAAACCTTCTGGATTTCGATCACGGCCGCCTGTAATGAGTTAAGCGCCAGGGTGCTCGAAAAAGCCCAGTAGGTGCCTATGGCCGAGAGGTCAAGAGTTGTGAGTGCGGTTAGTTTATTGCTGGCCCGCTGCGCGTTTGGAGCTGCGCCGTAGAGGCCCACAGTTGAACTCGCCCCGGTAGTAAGCGCGCCGTCCGCATTGAGGTTTATGAAGTAGCCGTAGAGCCATCGTTTGATTTTGGAGCCGATCCCTTCGTGACTGTCCGTGCTGGGTGTAAAATTGTAGGCCATCGCCTCTTCTCCTTGTTGCGGCCGATGTCAGCCCCGGCCCTGCTATTTCGATTTGCCTCGCTCCCCTATTTCGTTCGCGTGTTCGATCTTCGTCGAGTCGATGTGCATCGGCTTATCGGAAACCGGACCCGGTTCCATTTTGGTCAGCCGCTCCATTACTTCGGTATTCATGGGAGCCCGCACGCCCTTCTTGCATCGAGCCATGTATTGCTCGGGACTCTCTATCATCTCCGGATCAACCTCCGAGGGAAGCCGGAAATGATTTAAAATACCCGACTCTTTTACCCACGGGTCCTCGGGGTCCAAGTATTGCTGACTCATGGGCAGGCTTCGCCCCATTGGTATTGTATCGTCGTCCGGATCAAAGATATGCAGGGGAGACGTAGGTTGCCCGCGCATATCCGGAGGGGTCGGATACCATGCACATTTCCTGATACACTGATACAGTTTCCTTGCCATTTGGTTTTATCCTTTAAGGAAGAGGGAGGGTTTCCCCTCCCCCGTGTTTTTACCAGACACCGTTTGATTGAGAATCAATTACCACCCCGGCTGTTGCGGTAAGCGCGGTGAAGCCGCCCGTTCCGCCGATGGTGTAATACATTTGCAGGTACTTGCGCGTATTGTCCGGGACCGTGAATTCAAAGGCGTATCCCGTGGCCGCAAGGGCGACCAGCGCATCCCCGGTAATTGCGGGGCCTACATCTATGTTTGTAAAACTGCTGTTGTCGTTGGAATCCTGAAGCGAAATCGTAAGGGTGGGAGTCTCTCCCGACAGTACAGCCCCTTGGATTACACCGGCAATTTTAACCCGGTTGCCTGCGCCCACGTTGGAATTGCCTGCGTGGCCCGTGCCGGGACTGGTGGCGGGGGTCCAAGCATCATCGTAGTTGCTGCGTTGCCCGAGCGGAACGCTGTTCGTGCTGGCAACGGATGCGGCGTGGATGTCCTGGCCGCTGCTAAACATCAATAACGAATCAAACAACATCGCGGACCTCCTTTATACGTTCGTCTCGGTTATGAGCAGTTGATCGACCTGTCTGATCGGGAACCCCCAAAAGTCAAGAACCTTATGGCCCATCACGTCCGACCAACCCAGGGCGGCGTTACTCTTGTTCATGGCCAGCTTCATCAGTTGAGTCCACAGGCTTTTGTGCATGTAGAAACACGGGCGCCCTTCAACAGACCGCCATGTCGGGAGTTGGCCGAGCATGTCGACAAGAAGATCCAGGGTGAGAGTGTTGGTGGTCGCACCGTTGGCCATATTGATATTGGCCGCCCGAACGATGTAGCGCCAGTCACGAACACACAACCCCAAATTCCATTCGTAGGTATGGACGCGGGCGTAATATGTGCCCGACGCCAAGGCCGACCCTCCGGCAGCGATGGACCTTACCGCCTCGACACCCTTGTCTTCTACGACCAAGCCGCCCGGTACGTTCTCGGGGGTAAAGGAAAAACAGGTATTTGGCCCCCATGTAATGAGCCAGATGGATGAACAACTCGAACCGGTTGCCCCCCCGCTGAGGACATTCTCCATGCTCGAAGTGGGGTATCTTGGAGAAAGACCAAGGAACCTGTCCGGGTTAAGCGCAGTGTCGTTATAGAGAACGTTTTGCACGATCTGCTGATTCATCGCCTCGAAAAAAGGAAGCTGCTCGTTTGCAATGAATCCATCGGGGCTGCGCTGAATCTTGAGGGCCCTCACATCGATTTCAGAACGCATCTCGAACCGGCCAGCCGTATCATCTACTTGCTGATATCCGGACTTTGAGGGCGGAACGCCCTGGTAGAGCCGAGACCATACACCGGTAGGCAGTCCCGTTCTAACCGTAGTCTGGTGGCCGGTCTTGAGGTTTCCGATCTGCACCGGCATGTCCCAAAGGAGCTCGTTTGTTTGGTTCATTAACTCAACAACAAGAGCCGGGTCCCCGTTGGGGTCCGTGGCTTTCAACATATCAAGCATTGTCGGGTAATATCCCGAAAGTGCGGTGGCCATCCGTGTATCTCCTGTTTATTTTTACGTTGGAGTTCTCGCGGCTATTTTCTCCGCAAGTCTATCGACTGCCGATTTGCCGGTATCGCTTCCGGGTGCGCCCGAGCTTCCAATTCCCTGAAGCGTAGCCTCCTTGTAGTGGCGGCTGATTTTGAAAATCATCTGGGCAAAAGGCGCCGATCTGTTTAGTACGGGCACGAGCCCCGCCAGTTCGGTATCTGGTACGCCGGCCTCTTTGGCTACGGCTTTAAGTGTTGCTTGTGAGGTTTTTGCGTTAGCCTCATACTGAGGACCCCACGCCAGTTTGAGTGCGGTCTCGGCCGATTTTACCGCTTCGGTTTCAGCCTTGGCGGCATACTCGGTAAAACTGTTTATCCCCGCCTGAACCTGTGCAGGGCTCATTCCCGCAGCGTGCGCCTTCTCGGCGTAGGCCATTAGGAGCGGATCATTGGGTGATACGCCTTCCGGAAGTTGGACCTTGTAATCGGTTGGCTTTTCCGGTACGCCCATGAGTGTTCGCACTTTGGCCTGATAGTCTTTCTGCTGTTCAGGCGTCGCGTTTTCCGGTAGTGGCTCGACCGCCGTGGAAAGTCTGGTCTCGTACTGGGCCTGAGTTTCCGTTGCTGTCTTTACCTGGCCGGTAAGTTCCTTGTGCGAGTTTATCAGGTCGATTCCCTTCATGGCCGCGTAGGGTTTAAAAGATTCGTCGGCTCTGAGGTCATCGGTTGCGTACTGTTCAAATGTTTCGTTTGCTAAGTCCATTTAGAGTACTCCCATGGCTTCCCGCATCTCTTTGAGCTTGCCGGATAAGGTTAAAATTCTCATGCCCACCGCCCGCTTGCCTTCGTCGTATTCGTTGGTGTGGGTCACTCCGTTTGCTGTTTGCTGCGGTTCGCTTTGCGTTAACAGGCAGCAGAACTCGAACAGATCACTCAGGATCATTTTGCCGTCGTTACTGCCCCAAAAAGGCGACTGGTAGGCATCGACTATTGCGTTAAGCCGATCCTGCACCTTTTGCCGATCGGTGTCGTGTTCAAGGGGCATAATTAATCCCCTTCGCCCGTTGCGGCTTTTGCCATATCATTTGCCATGTTATCGCCACCGCCGTCCCCGGTCTTAACTTTGCCCATCTGCCCGGCAGCCTTGGCCGCCATCGCCAGTTGCTGCTCCATGACCATCTTTTTGCGCTCGTCAACTCGCGCCTTGCGAATCTGGTCTCTATCCTTGGGATCTCTTATGATTTCGGCCGGCACGTTATCTGCCTCCATCATCACGGCCAGCGCCTTATCGTCATCAAAATTATCAAGCACGTCCTGATTGCCGCCTCGGGCCTGCACAATCGCGCCTGCTTTCTGGTATGCTGTCAACACCTTCGTTGCCTTCAACCCCTCCTGGGCCATGAACAGGGGGGATTTAAATATATTCTTGATACCTTGGCCGAACTTGAAAACCTCATCAGGTGGAGGCGGAAATTCCCCTGCTTCGTAGAGAACGGAAAAAGCCCAGTCGATGTCGAGCTCCAAATGCTCAACCCGTTGCCGGGAAATCATGGGCTCATTGATCACCAGTGCATGTTGATTTCGGATTGTGGCCTCGGTCGCCGTCATTCCGGGAGGCAGGTTTATAAGGGGCAAGAAGAGATCCACATGGAACCGCTCCTTTATCATAGCCCGTTGGTCCATTTGCATTTCACGACTGAAGGGCAGCCCCCGCAAATCATCTGCCGTATATATTTTAGCGGCGATGCTCGGGTCGTAGTAATTTTCGGCGCCCGGGTATCGCTTGATTTTTCTCTCATAGCCATCGCTTGGAATAAATATGGCGGGATTGCCCATCTTCTCCCCGCCAATCAGGTTCGTGCGGGCTTGCCGGTTCAAAAGTTCCATGTCCTGGTAGCTTTTAATTCCAGGGCCCCGGCCATACACGCCGCCGCCAAGCTGCGCCCCGCCCGAAAAAGCCGAATCGTCGAGCTTATCCCACCGTGGGACCGAGGCCGGAAAGGTCTTAAATCCCGATTCTTCAACTATTTCCCTTTTCGCGGGATTGATCACCAGGTTCGCGAAGGGCATATTCTTGTTGTCTTTGAGCTCTGAGTTGTAATCTTCCCTTGGGAAGATCGCCTGAAGGAACTGGAACTCTGCCTCATGGTTACCGCTCTCTGTAGCTTTCTTGCACGCTCCGGGGGCATCATCTCCCCACCTCATCACCGCATTACGCGCCGAGAGCTTGAATTCCCACATCATTGAATCAACAATACCGGACGTGCCCTCAAAAAAAACGACATCGGTTAGGCGCAGGCAGTTAAAAGAAAAAGGCTTCCCCGGTTCGCTAGATTTCAGCCGAAGTTTGCACGCCGTGCCAAACGCCGCCAGGTGCCGGTAGGTGAGATTAGTGGCCATGGCGAAGTTACTTGCGGCCAAAAACTCAAGGGTAATGTCCCGACACATCTGCAACCAGATTTTGACGTTGCGGGTGTTCGCCCACTTGGGTATGAGTTCCCATTCAATCCACGGGTATTGTTCGGGGATGGTCCCGGACTGCATACCGGCGACAAAAATATCAAGCGCATCCTCCGGAGTGCCATCATAGCAACGCTGCCCGCGTTTTTCTCCCGGCTGAAACGCAGTACCGGCGAGCATGGACCCCATTTGAGGCCACAGAAACTGCATAACCTCATTCCAAAGCCATTCCCACTTCTGCCGGCGAATAGATTTAGCCGCTTCGTTACGACGAAGGATCTGGTTTATGAGTTGCTTTTCGGTTAGGGCGGGAGGCTTCATTAACCGTTAATCCTTCCACGGGTCGTAGCCGCGATCGGGATACCTTGCGGCGGCTTGTTCGAATTCGGTTAGCTTTTGGACATTAAAGGCAAATGATATGGCCAGACAATCCGCCCGGCCCGGGGAAGGAAGCCCCCGCCCCTTCATGTCCTTTTTGCTTTCGAGTTGAATCTTGCCATCGGCCCTAAAAATGGTCTCCGGTCCGATCAAGTCGTTATATAAAACGGTGTCCTCCGGTATGGCCCCGCCTTCTTTGAGCCAGTCGCGCATAAGCTTCCACATCTCCGCCCGCTTATTAAGGCATCCCGGATCACTGGATTCTCCAGCAAACCAGACAAGCCGCCACCTTCGTTTAAGAACCTTGCCAGCCGAGACAATCCCCGTTCCATATCCCGCATCGATAAATACTGCATCGGCCTTTTCCTCATCCTCGATTTGCGCGATAATGTTTGCTACATCAAAGTCATTGTCGTTTTTGGCCATCGTGCGCAGGATCTTGAAGGCCAAACCCTGCCTCATGCCAATGACAAGTTCATCATCGCCTTCCCAGGCCGGATCAACGGTAAGGATTTTGGGGGCGAAGTTGTATTGGGATTCGCTCAAGAAGCGTCCGAAAGCCGCATCCACATCGGCAACGGATATGAACTGCTTGGCGCTCATCGACGGGAACATGCCGCGCACGCGGACCTTGAAAAAGTCGGAGTCCTCGCCGTAGTCTTCGGCCCATTGCTGTATCTGGGCCTTGTTGGTCATGGCGCAGGTCCGGGAATCTACCTGTCTGGACTTCCAACGATTGCGGGTTTTACCCGTAAAGCAGTTTTTAAACCGGCCCGTGTTCCTCGTCGGATTTCCGAACACACACCAGATGATCTGAGTTCCGGCATCGGTCAGGGCGCCCTCCGAGACTTCCCAAATTAGGTCGGGAATGGCGCTGGCCTCATCAAATATGAGAAGGACCCGCTTGCCCTGGTTGTGAAGGCCGGCGAAGGCCTCCGTATTCCTCTCGCTCCATGGGATCTGATCGACCTTCCAGGTTTCCTCATGCTCTTTTTTGCCACTTTTAAGGCTTGTGGCGTGCAGAGCAAAATCGCTCTTGTCCTTTAAGAGCCGATACCACTTGGAAACCTCGCTCCACGTCTTGCTTTTAAGCTGGCTTTGTGTGTTCGCCGTGACCACGCCTTTGGTCTCTGCGGTCAGTGTTGCCCACAGCATTAGCCACGCAACAAGTGTGGACTTGCCTATGCCGTGTCCGGAGGCCGTAGCCTCTCGGATCACTACGCCATCGCTTCCGGCCGCTTGGAGTTGCTCCCCTATTGACTCAAGGGATTCGCGCTGCCACGTGTCCGGACCCGTGCGGTCTTTAAGCTCCCCCTCGCCCCACGGGAACGCATCAAGCACCCACGCATACGGGTCAACGGCGTACTGTTCGCGTTTTAAAATTCGCAGGTAACGCTCACCCAGTTCGGTAAACCACCGCATTTTGTCAATCGTCGACGGCATGGGTAATGTGGAAGTGGCCGCACACGGAACATTCATATTTTCTCAAAAACTCCCGGCAACCTTCTTTTGTTCGGCGGTCAATAAACGCATTCGCCTGCCAAGCGTCCAGCCTGGTTTTCGACAGTCACATATGCCATAGCTGATGGCGCGACATGCCGAAGGTGCGTTTCACAACCGGCTAATCCGTGACTACTGGTTCGCCGGGAACCTCTGTCGCCGAAGGTGTAACGTAAGTTGCGGCAGGGCCGGTCCCTACGGAATTGGTAGCGGTTACTTCAACGATTTGGCCGGGGATAAGGCCGGTCACTTCGACTACATTTACTCCAGGTACTATCGAGATTTTCAAAGTGTTCTCCTTTTTATGTGACAATCGGTTTTTCAGGCGCGACATTATTCCCATCGTTTTTCCCCACATGGTATCCGCCTATGTATCCGACCAGGCCGGACACCGCCGCAGCGGTTACGCCCGCGATCCCCAGTGCCGCTTTGATAACCTCGGGATCTTTGGACACCACAATCGTTGCAAAAGCGAGTACCAAAGCCATCGCGCCCAGTAAGATAATTCCGATAATTCCAAGGTCTGATCCTCTCATTTCATTTTTCCGCCTGCTCATCGTTGCTAAGAGCCTCGATGAAATCAGCCACATTGATCCCGGCTATCTCGGATATGCCGTGCTTTGCCAGCACCGCGCACAGACCCGGAATAGCTGGAGTAAGAGCGTCCAGAAGTTCTATGGAGATTGGAAGTTCTTCCTGCATCACCATTAGCACCGCCTGTGCCCCGGCTGTTCTCGCCAAGAGGTTTACAAGGCTCATTGTTTCCCCACTGTGACGTTAGTAGTTGCTGCCTTGGGTTGAAACAAAGACGAAAACCAGGTGATCAAACCCGCATTAGCACTCGACGCCGCCGCCGCATTAAATACGGCTTGGCCCGGGGCGGGTGCGCTGGCCGAAACAGCCGGAAGCGGGGTTACCGCTTTTGCCGTCTTCTCGCCCGTACCTGGGTCAACTTGCGTCTCTATCAAAAAAGATTGAGATGTCTTGGCGTCCGTACCAAAAACACCGTCTTTATCCACCAAGTGAACAGTACCTACAACATGGTTGGGCGACAGGTTGGAATAGACGGCATCGTCAACGTGGTATGAGGCGCAACCGGCCGAGCAAAACATCACTATTGCGACGACACACACCGCTCTCGGGCGCACGGAACCGGATTTCATTTTTTGCTCCTTTAGCTGGCTGCGGCAACCGCCGACTGTACGGCGCCGATTGCCTGGCTGACTGCCGCCTGTGCGGACGATACCGCCACAGCACTCGGTGAGGTGGAGGCTGCGCCAACCGCCTGAGCGGCAGAGGTGACCGCTACCAAGGCGTTAATCGCGGCATTTGCAGCCGGCACATATTTTGCGGCCTGGGGAATGCCAGATGCTACGGCCAGGATTGCCGGGGCCGCCTGCTGGACGCCTGCCAGGAACTTAGCCGAATCGGCTTGAAAAGCTGCGATATCGGTTTGTGCGGTAGAGGACCAAACGCCCAGGCTCGAACATGCCGAAACGAGTCCGATACAAACAAGCATGGTCGTCACATAAAGCAGTGATTTGATTCTCATGTTATTCCTTCCATCCACAGATTGATTCGATTTGTAAACTGATTGTGTGGGAAAACTTGTTCGGCATTTTGTGGAAGTCCGGTTGTCCCTGACTGCCGTATGCCTGAACCTTTACAGGGAAATTTTCGGGAAAACTGGCGAGTGCAATATCAACCGCTTCCCCTAGCTTCATTACGATTGACTGCTCTGGTTCGGCACATTTGATCTTTCCAAACTCATCGGCATAATATGACCGAAGTGCCCCCGCCTTCCCCTGTGCTGTTACGTTCCAGCTCATCGTTCTCTCCTCCTAAAATAGTAAGATTCGTTGTTTTAGTTTTCGCATCCATCGGAAATGGCCTCCAGGTCAACCCTCGCGGCTATGCTTTCGATAAACTCCCGTGGATTTCCTTCACCATCCCATATGTTTCGAGCTGTACGGCCTCTATCCGTTGCATCCTGGCATCGCCATCGGCAAAGCGCTTCGCTTGTTCAGCCTTACATTCCTTGCATTCGCTTTTTAAGACGAACTTTTCCCGCATGTAAATCAAATTTGCGAACCAGCCGACGATAGCGCCAAACACACCATGGCTGCCCGATGTTGCTAGGGATTCCATGTCCATTAATATTTGGCCTTGAATGCGTCAGAGAGTTCGAACTGATCGAATTGCTCCACGTCTCCGCAGATATCGCAGGGCAATTCGTCGCTTTCCTTTTTCTTGTGCTTGCACTTTTCACAGTCCTTATCCATTCCAGACCCCCTGCCACACAAGGATTTCACGTTCACGCCGAGCCGCAAGCCCTCTTGATACCACCCCGCCTACATGGTCCCAGCGCCTCATCTGATCGGGCACTTGCCCGTATTCGTTTTGATTTAACAGCCGAACAAGAGTCGATCCGGCAAACGCTCCCGCGCCGACGTTGAAAACGAACAGCGTCAGCGCATCGAATTCGTACTGGCTCAAGGGCGCCGCTATATTCCGGCTTACAGCCCCAGCCGCGGCCTCGCAGTCCTGGAGGCAGAGCGTGTTCGCCTGGTCCTGCGTGATGCCGTTTTTGTACTCGACAAACTGACCACCGACCAGGATCTTGCCGGACATGAGCTCTGACTGGGTGAGTTTGTGTCCGATGCCGATGGTTCTCAGATTGTGCTCGTCGAGGTAGA